GCTTTTTCAATTCTGTAAATCTTGCCCTTAATTAAATTAGTATGTTTAATAATTCCCGTTTGATAGAATAAGATTGCAATTCTCTTATTTTCCTTCCAAGACTTCAGCGGAGACAGTGCTGCAATTATTCCCGCTGTTTGATATGTTGGTTTATCAAATTGCTCTGATAATTCCACGGCGAACTGGTACGCCGAAGCATACCAGTTGTCGCCGTAAAATTTACCAGCTAATCTGTAAAAGTGTAATATGTTATCTACTTGGTTCACTTTATTAGATCAGTTTCGCCAATGGTCAAAGCAATACACTCCTGATTGAAATATTGACAGAAGCCTGATAAGCATGATTTAAGTTCGCTTATATTGGCTGTGTCAATAGAAAATACTACCGTGTAGTTGTCTTCTTTTACACCTTTGTATTCCCCCTTGCCTGATGATTTAACAAACGTCACAGTGCCGTACTCTTCTGCGATATTTCGCACTGACCGTTTAAACATCATCCACGACTGCCTTGTCAATTGTCGCAGTCTTGAATTGTATGTTAATGGTGTTGATGAGTCACTTTCATCAGTTCCTGTAATATTCCTACCAATAGTTATGGTCGCAGTTCTGTAGGATGTTTTACAGTGTCCTTTGTGCTTTTTCTTGCCGCAGTCCGTACAATAAGGTTTGTACGTGCTGTTGTTTTGTTTTGTTATGGTCTTTAGATCATACATGATTACTCCTTTGTTATGGTTACATTTGTAAACTGTGTTTCATTATACGCTTTTATCATTGCGTCTCTTGTTTCGTAAGCGTCTTGTTTGTTGTCTGTGTAGTATGTTTTACCTTCGTCTATTTTACCGTCTTCGATCCATAGTACAGCATATTCGCCGTCGATCTGTTTTATTTTTAGAGTTACGTTTATCATTACTACACCTTCCAGCCTTCGATAATTCGCAAGGCTTTTTTGTTTTGTCCTGTTTGAGTTAGCTTATTCAATGACACACACTTTACAATAATTCCAGCGTTTGCCGTCGTTATTTTAGTAACCGTGCCAAGCGTTAAATTTGCTTTTGCAAACTTGCCAAAAGCCTTCTTTATCTGTTGTTGTGTTATGATCATGATCTATCCTTTTAGTTAGTTAAGTAAGTGCAATACATTAAACACAGCGTGAGAAACAAATCAACACCTATTATATATAAGACTTTTTAATCCTTGTATCTCTTGATATTGCTAGACTTAACTTTTATTATTTTTTTTCTGCTTTTTCCCTAAATTAAATAGGACAAATTGGTACTAATTAATAGCAAAAACCGTGCCAGAGCTTGTATATTCACCTATTGTTAGACTTAAAGAGAATAGAGATTTTAAAGTTATGAAATTATTTTNAATCCTTCTCTGTATACAATAACCGTGCCAAACTTTTTACGCTGAAATTGTAGCCAAATTTAGTAAAACTTTTTCAAATTATTTTCANTGGTATACATANCCAAACCCTACCCAGAACAAGATTAGAAGACCTTGTTATCTTGTTTAATGTCTGCCACAATGTCATATTAAGACCTCGTTGTCTTGTTTAAAGTGGGGACGGGCGGATGAGTAAAAGCGGAGGTGGGGGATATACCCTCTCCTCACAAAATAAGCAATATAAAGACTTCGAGCGATTGTTGAAAGAAAAGGTTGAAAGAAAGTCTGATATAGGATATTGGGAAAATACGCATATAAGGTGATAAGTCATTGTATTATAAAGTTATAGTCGTTATATTATACAAACAAGGAATGTATAATGAGTGTTAATTTGCCAGTAAAATGGAGTCCTGCCAAGATAAGGGCTATAGAGTATATGACTGCTTATCCTAATGCGAAGATAATGGAGGTAGCGGAGGAATCAGGCGTGACAAAAGGTACAGTTCACGTATGGTTAAGAGATCCAGAGTTTGTTGAGGTGTTCTATCAGAAGTACATGGTTTCTTTTGGGGCGAGGTTGCCATCTATTTTAAATTCAATGATTCGTGAAGCAGAGTCAGGGAATGTTCAGGCTGGTCGTTTAATATTGGAACACAGCGGAAAGCTTATAAAGCGTGTTGAGGTAAATAACTATCAAAGCCCATTTGAGAAGTTTTTAAATCAAGAAGTAGAACCCGATTTTCAGGAGGAAGAGATTGAAGAAGCTGATTTCACTGTTTTACCACAAAGACCTATTGTTGATAGAAAAGAACCTCCTAAAACAAAGTCTCAAGAATTAAGTGAGATTTGGAAGAAAAAAAATGCCCTAAAGCTACGTAGAGTAGCGGATAGGTGGCGTAAAAGAGCTGATCGAGCTGGTGTGGAGAAACTACCTCAAGGTAGGAAAACCAAACTTCAAATGCACGCTTGGCATCAAAAAATCATTGAAAAAGAAGAAGAATTGCAAAAAACGGGAATTATGCCGTAAATCCACATATATAAGGATTTAGAGAATAAAAACCATATCGGATTTTCAGGTATACCCCCCAACCAAAGCCATATCCGATTTACAAGGTGGGGGCATGGTGTTTTTAGCAACCCCCACCCTCGGTGTATTATACATAATACCTAATAACCATGTCCGATACAGACGGTCTCCTTATATATACTATATAAGGTATATATAAAAGTATAATAGCTTTAGCTATGAATCTTATATATCCAATATGGCATAAAGGGTATTAATTAATATCAATACGTTTTTTATCAGATTCCATTTGTTCTTTTTTTGGAATCTCGATCCTTAAAACGCCATCCTCGAATTTGGCAGAAATATCATTGGATAGATTATCTCCCAATTCAAAGGAACGTCGAAACGATGAATGTTTTAGTTCTCTCATAATGTAACGAGCATCATCTTCTTCTAATTGATGCTTGTCCCCACTAATCGTTAATACTCCATCCTCAACGTCGATATTAAGCAGTTCTTTCTTCATTGACGGTAGTTCAGCTACAATCACGCAGCAATCGTCGTAATCAACCACATCTACCTTTGGGAAAGCCCCATGCTTAAATGAAATCCCAAATTCTTTTTGAAAGCTTGGGAATTGGTTTTGCACAATCTTATCAAACATTGTGTCAAAGGGGGTTAGAAATTCATCTCGATTGAAATGAATAGGTACTCTTGCTATTTTCATTAGTCACTCCTGTTAGTTTGTCGTCCTCTCGTGAGCAACGACGGTAAAACTATTTATAATCAGTTTCGTAAAAACCGCTTCCCTTGAATCGTATCGAGGGTGCGGCAATGGATTCTCTTACATCAAATGAATTACACGACGGACATTGTTCGGTTTCTTGTTCTTCATCAACGATGACAGACAAGGTTTCCCAGTCCCATTCGCATTCATTGCAAATCCATCTTATTGTTTTAAATCTTTTCATATTTTTAAAGTATCATCTATTTCTATATCTTCAGGCATCAACTGACAGTAACAATACTCTTTACAGACACTCCATCCAGAAGCTGGCATTCCTCTTGCTTCCCATCCTTCCCAAGTATCAAGTTGTCCAGCACGGCTTTCGCAGTCAGGACAAACATTCTTTGAAACTGTGATCCATCTTAACTTTTGCCCCATCCGTCCAGATCGGCGGAATGCTTGGTTAATTCCTCCAACAATTCCTCGTTTAATGGAGTTTTTGAGTTCTCCAAAAATTCTTCCCGACTGATTAAAGTCCGTATTAAGAACCCTAATAATTGATTGTTCGCTAACACCACTTCGTGTAAGTCGTTCAATTTCTTGTCCAAGTCGTTCTGTGAAGATTCGCACATCGTAAGATAGTCCGAGAGCAATCCATAAAAGTATTTCTCTATCTTTGTCATCTAATTGTTCCTCTGGCATATAATATAACCCTTTTATGTTTTTAATACAAGTGGTGATTTTCTGTAGAGAGACTCCCTGATAGAATCTGTGAAGGTTTTTTGTATATCTTCCAGTTTCGGTATGACTATAAATGGTCTGGGTGGGAAATGCCCAGTTTTATGCCCGCTATGGTGAGCAGGTGCATAACCAACCATCTCCATCCCATCTTTTGTCTTCTTTAGACTGTCGTGTAAAGCCCC